GCGGACTCCAACCAGTACGGCTACGACGGTCTCATCGCCGTCTACACCGACCCGACTCAGGCTGGATACGTCAAGCGTCTCAACGGCACCCTCTCCACCTCGGAGCCGGGCGCAGAGTTTCAGGACGCCTTCGCATCACTGTTCGGTTCGGTACTCGGCGACTGCGACTCCATCCTCACCGGTGGAGCGGTTCGTCGTGCGCTCGCTCGTGCGATCCAGCAGAGCGGTGGAACTGCCACCGGCTACCGGATCAACTACGACGGCGGCGACGGCGTCAACATCGGCTCGGTTGTCACCGGTCTCGTGAACGAGACCACCGGCAAGCTCGTCGACGTTGTGGCTCACCCATACATGCCAGCAGGGACCGCCCTGATCTGGCAGAAGAACCTGCCCTTCCCGGACTCGGGTGTGGCAGAGACGACTCAGGTCGCCTCGGTTCAGGACATGATGGTCATTGAGTGGCCCGTCGTGCAGATGTCATACGACGCCTCGTCGTACATGATCAACACGATGATCCACCGTGCGCCAGCATGGTCGGGTGCCATCACCGGTATCACCGGCTGATCCAGCACACTCATCGGCTAGAGAGGGGAGCGGTCCACACAGGGCCGCTCCCCTCAAGGCCAACCAAGGAGGATTGCATGACTCGCATGATCGGACCCGATAAAGGCGCAGTGAGCGTCGAGATCGGTGGCAAGGAACACAAGCGTCACAAAGACGGCACGTTCCACGTCGACCCATCAGCAGCCAAGGCACTCCGCAAGACTGGCGACTTCGCAGTCGTCGGAACGGTATTTCGCACGTCGGGCTTCACTTGCTCAGCGTGCGGATTCCAAGCCGTGTTCAGCGACTCCTGCGGTCGTTGTGGCGGCTCAGAGATGATCGCCAACGCATGAGCCACATCGTCATCGCCAAGGCCGAGCACGAGGCTCTCAACCGTCTCAAGCAGGCGGCGACGGACTGGCACGCAGCCAAGACAAGCGGCACGACCTCGGACACGAAGCAGTTGACCGAAGCAGTGCTGATCGGAGCAATCGAGGAACTGAACCATGAGCGTCGTTAGCCCACAGAACCTCACCTACAACAACCGCTCGGCGTACATCACCGCAGCCGAGTTCAAGCGTTCGCCTATCGCAGCTGCAATCGACACGACGAACCTCATCCCCGGAGGCGACCTGTCGGTGCAGGATCACGCACTGTCGAACCTGATCAACCAGGCATCAGCCTTCGCCGACAACTACTGCCTCGGCGCAGTCGGCACCCTCGGAGCCACCGTCAACACCGAGACCGGTCGCTACCGCTGCAACCGCCAAGGGTGGTACATCATCCACCCTGCCTTCTGGCCGATCCTCGAGGTCCAGTCCTTCCAAGTCGGCGGCATTCCCTCAAACCTCACGCCGGTCAACCTCTCCACCGCTAACTGTTGGATCGAGCAGCGCCAGTTCATCGTGACGCAGTCCGGTTCCTACGCAACCTCATCGGGGCCGCTCGGCCTCGGACTGTTCCCAAGCGTCTCAGGCCCTCCGGCGTTCGTCCAATACACCTACGTCAACGGCTTCTTCAATCAGACCCTCTCCGCTCAGGCTGCGGCCAACACCTCGTCGCTCACCTTCGCAAACGTCACCGGCCTCTACGCAGGCCAGCCGGTTACGATCTACGACGCTCCAGTTGAGGAGACTGTCACCGTCGCCTCAACGTGGGATGGCAAGAGCCTCACGGTTCCGCTCACCGCTCCGCTGATCTACTCACACGGCGCTGGCACGAACGTCTCTGCGTTCCCTCCAACGGTCAAGCAGGCAGTCATCCACCTCGTCGTCTCCATGATCAAGCAGCGCGGGCAAGGCGGATTCGTTCTCAACGAGATCGGCGAGCCGATGGCAGTCAGTTCCAAGACCGAGACGAGCGCCGAGGACTTCCACGACGCCCTCATCCTGCTCGATTCGTTCCGTCAAATCTTCGGGCGCATATGATCCACCTCGTCGTCATCGGAATCATCGTCGGCGTCGGCGTCGGCTTCGCACTGGAGCGCAGAGCATGATCGTCGCAGCCGTCGTCGGTCTCTGCGTGTTCATCGCTATCGGTCTCGTACTGGACCGTCAATCGTGAGCGTCCGTACGAACGTCCGCTCAGCGATTCAGGCGTATCTGGACCCATCGAAGTCCAACATCGCCAACCTTGGAGCGGTCTACGCCTACCCTGCCAAGTTCACACCGGAGGGCGACTTCTTCCAGAACGAGGACCCCGGCCATTCGACCGGCGCAGTCATCTTTATCTACCTCGGACGCCAGTCGGAGAAGCGCATCGCACTCGGCGGCGCGCACTCTGGCGAGAAGGCGACCGAGTTGGAGATTGTGTTGGATTGCTTTATTCGCTCCACCAGCAACAAATCCGAGGACTGCGGCCTCGCAGCCGACCAGTTCCTTGATTCGCTTGTCGACTACATCCGAGCCGACCGACAAGCTGGAGCGCCGAGCGTCATCTTCCAATGGGGCGAAGGTGCGTACCCCGGAGGCCAAGACATCGAGATTCAGGCCCTCTACCCTCGCAACCTCATGGGAGCGATGAAGGCTACTCAGGTCTACGCATCGGTCCGAACTACAGTCGTAACTATCGAGCGCACATAGGAGAACGATGCCTGACTTCACTTACACCGGCGAGGATGAGCGAGTGTTCATCACTCTGTCCGTCGATGGACACGGCGTCCAGGTCAAGCCCGGAGACGTCGTTACGCTTGACGTCGACCCCGGCATCGAGACCCTCGTTGCGGTAACGCCCTCTAAGGCGTCGAAGTCGGCTCCGGCTCCTACCGACCCTGCTCCTGTTCCCGATGTCTCTGGCGGCGATGTAGCGGCCTCTGACGCAACCCCTACAACCCCGGAGGCTTAGGCCATGCCATTCATCTCTACCAATAGTTTCGTCGGGCTTGGCATCGAGGCGACTCGTGGCACCGCTTCGTCGAACATCCAGTGGATTCCGGTTGTGTCGCCACAGGTCACACCGCAGCAGAAGTTCCTCCGTGACGAAGCCTTCCGAGGCTCACCGACGACGGTCTACAACCACGTCCTCGGCGTGCGCCACGATGAGTACGACTTCAAGACCTACGCCTACGCCGACACCTTCCCGGTCATCGCCAAGGCGCTCCTCGGAACCGAGACCAAGACCGGCTCAGTCGCCCCGTACACACACCTCATGCAGTTGACGAACGCTCCGAGCACAGGTTCGCAGCCGGGTTCGGTGACGATCCAAGACTTCGATGGCGACAACGCCTTCCAGATTCTCGGCGCACAGGCCAGCGACTCGAAGATCACGTTCGGCGCAGAGGCCGCAGTTGAGATTCAGTCCAAGTTGTTCGGGCAGCCCTTCACGGTTCTCGGCTCCACGCCGACCGCCTCGTTCGGCACCGTCCAGCAGGTTCCCGGCTGGGACATCTCACTCACCATCGGCGGCACCTCATCAACGGTCCTCGTCGACGGCGAAATCAACATCAACCGCAGCACGACTCCGATCTTCACCGCTGGACAGTCGAACCCTTACCGCTTGTTCGCCGGTCCGCTTGAAGTCTCCGGGCGCATGAAGTTCGTCGTGGAAGCCACCGACCCGATCCTCTACAACGGATCATCGAACGGCCTCGCACTGACCGACTCACCGACTGCGGTTGTCTTGACGTTCCAAGACTCAATCGTCAGCACGAACCAGATCATCGTGACGATGACCAAGGTGCAGTTCCACGACGCCAAGCGTATGCGTGACAAGCACTACGTCGAAGTTGACGCCAACTTCACCGCCGAGGCCAACACGACCGACGCAGTCACCGGATACTCGCCCATCCAGATCGCTTGCAAGAACGCGATCAGCACGACCTACTAGTGACGGTCCGCAAGGAACTCACAGGCGGCTGGGTCGAACTCCGCAGCGCAGAGGACCTCACAGAGCGAGAGGCTCGCAAACTTCGAGCTGCTGCACGAGCAGCGTTCGAGGCCGCAGCCAAGGCGCTCGCCGAGGGACTGGACGAGAGCGACCCGGCAACATGGGGCGCAATCGAGGACGACGAGAACGGTGCGACTCCGTTCGAGTTGTACCAGGACTCACTGATTGCCACGTTCGTCGTCTCATGGTCATGGGAGGGATCGCCAGCCGACGCTGCGGACCTCCTGCCAGCCAAGACGTTCGCCGACCTCGTCGCTGCGTGCAACGACATCAACTCCGAAGCGACTCCAGACTTCGGCGTGGACGGTGCAACAGACCCAAAAGTGCCTACAGACGGTTAGCACTTCTCAAGGCAGCCGTCTCAGGCCGAGTCACTGAGGGCCTTGATCCTGAACTCCTCGAACGGTGGCAGGAGTACCGCTACCGAAAGATCGTCCCCATGACGCACAATGAGTATCTAGGCGAACCGGCACAGGTCATCGCTTGGACGCTCGCGCTGGACAACATGACGACGGAGGTGATGAACGATGCCCGAGATGATCGTTAGTGGCGTCAAGGAGTTCTCCGCAGCGTTGACCGGCCTCGAGGAGCGCATGAACCGAGCGGCCTACGGAGTCGTCACCAAGGGCGGAGCAATCGTCGCCAAGAACGCTCAGAAGCAGTTCACACGCCTCGCCATCGACGGATCAGGGACCGCACGAGTCCTCGGCTCAGGCGAGAAGAAGGGCAAGGGCGAGATCCTCGGCACCAAGTATCGAGGCAAGCACGTCTCCGGCGATCAGCCCCACATCCGCACCGGCACCCTCGCTCGCAGCATCGCAGTCCACGAGACTCGCCAGATGGGTCCGGGCCGCTGGATGTCCAAGACTGGACCGACCGCAGCGTATGGCCGCAGGGTCGAACTTGGCTTCCGAGGCAAGGACGCACTCGGACGGAACTACAACCAGCAGCCGTATCCCTACATGGCTCCAGGCTTCCGAGAGTCACGAGAAGAACTGACGGCCATGTACGAGGCCGAATGGAGAAGGGCACTCAATGGCTGAGTCAATGCTTCCACCAGTAGTTGTCGAGTTGCTCGCCGACATCAAAGAGTTCAAGGCCAAGATGGGCGAGGCCAAGGGCGAGATGGACTCGCTCGAAGCCAAGGGCGCATCGTCGTCAGCCGTTCTCGGCGCAGGTCTCGGCGGCGCTGCACTGGCCGCTGGCGGTCTCGCCGCTGGCATTGCTGGCGTCTCCATCGGTCTCGCTGAGGGATTCCAGAGCGCAGTCCAGAAGTCGGCAGGGCAACTCGGCCTGACAACTCAACAGACCAAGAACCTCCAAGGCTCGATGATGGACTTGGCGATGGGTTCCGAGTTCACCGGCACGCAGCTCGCAAAGGCGTACGCATCAGTCGCCGGTCAAGTCGCCGGACTTGTTGGAGGGCAGAACACGGCGAAGGCATCAACGGACATCCTCAAGTCCTCGATGGAACTCGCCACCGCCACAGGCCAGAGCCTCAACACGACGACCTCCGACATCGCCACTTCGCTGCAAGCGTTCCAGATGCCAGTCTCCAGCGCATCCGACGTCATGGCGGTGCTCTACAACACGACATCGCTCACCGGTCAGAGCATGGACACCATCACCGGTTCGCTCCAGAAGATGCACAACAAGTTGGGCGACGTCGCTCCTCCGATGGGCGATATGGCAGCGACCCTCGTTGATATGACGCAACACGGCGTCTCTGGCGGTCGTGCGCTCCAGACGTTCTCGGGCGGACTGGACAAGATTCTTGCTCCAGGC